CATATTCATGGGTGAGATTAATCTCCTACACGCTTATGGAAGTGGCTGGACGGATTTATTTCCCAGCTTTCACTTTCCAATACCAGAGGAAAATCACGCGAATGGTTTGGGTTAGACGTATGTCTTGGTGGCAATTTCCAATTTTCCTTGGAGCATCGACCTTTGTTTCGACATTCTTGTTGATGTGGGCGCGGAGAGCTTTGGGTTTTCAGAAGCGCTATCGTCAATTACAAGACCGATGTCGGTCTGACAAAGGTTTTCAGAAACAAGTGTACAACGCAATGCTCAGACACCCGACTGAATACAATTCAATGATTCCCACAGCCGTGGGAGTAGTCGGAGCTATTGTGGCTGGACTTGTGTTGTGGAATAACATCAGATCATCACCAGAATCTGGCACCGAAATAGACCGCGATGTGCAGAAGTCAAGTTGGAGCGATTATTTCAATATTGGGTTCAATCGAACTCTCCCTGAACCCCAGGAGAGTAAGAATTCATCACCCACAGAAATTGAAAATATTCTATCTCGCAACATGACTACTGTCGAAGCTGTTGTCGACGGTAAACGTAGAAAGGTCTTTGGCCTCTACATCCAGAAAGGTGTGCTGATGATTTCACGACACTTCTTCAAGAAGGACACTACAAAAGAAGAGATGTTGGAAAGTCTGGATTTGGAAATGAATACCAACGGCGTGAAACACAAATGCCGAGCGTACCCAGAAAATATGGTGCGCATTGGGAAGAAGGATATGGTGCTCCTTTATGTGACAAAAGCACCACAAATTGCCAGAAAGGTTGATTATTTGTTACCGAGAATCAGTGGCGAAGGCTCCTTTAGGAGTCGCTTGCTGTACATCAAGGATGGCAAATCCAATAATGAAATCCTCAACGCAAAGTATCACCCGGATGTCTCCTCCTATAACCATTATTATGGCAAAGGATTGGAGTATGTTTCGACAGTGACTAAGGAGGGTTTTTGTGGATCAATCATTTTGGCAGATCGCCGAGACGGAGCC